CAATTCCAAGTATAGCAAGTGGTGGCGCAAATGGTGGTTCTAACGGTCAAGCACAACAAAATGATAACCTTACTAACATTGCTCAACTACTTAACCAACAAGGTGCACCCGTATTAGTAGTAGATTCTTTTAATAAAGTAGATAGGGCAGCCGAAAAGATAAAAACCGTTGCATCTATTTAGTTAATTATCACATATTTATGTTTAAAAGTCGTACAAAATACGGCTTTTTTCGTTTTAAAGGTATGGATAAATTGCCTTTATATAAAGTAGTGCTTAATTCTGAGGATGATGGAATGGATTTTAACGCTTTTGTTGACTATCCTGCCACTCAAAAGAACGCTTATTTCTTTGATAAACAAAAACCAACGGTTAAACATCACTTTAATGATGAAAAAAGAATCGTAACGGGGGTTGCTATTGCTGCGAATATTCCAATTTTCAGACGTGACCAACAAGGTAATGAATACAATCTATTCTTCCCACCAACGGTAGTACGTGAAATGGGTAGAAGAATGATGAAGAAAGGGTATATGCACAACCTTAACTCTATGCACGATGAGAATAAGCAAATCAAAGGGGCATTTTTAGAAGAGATATATTATATCGACAAAGCAAGAGGTCACAACGCACCCGAAATATTTAAAGACCAAAACCTACAAGATGGTACAATGATAGTATCTTATTTTGTTGAGGATGACAAAGAATGGGCTAAGTGGAAAAATGGAACTTACAAAGGTTTTAGCATTGAAGCGTGGTTCGATATTGAAAAAGTAAATTTTAAAAATCAAATACAAATGGAGAAAAAAGAAACGCTCTTAAAAAGAGTAATCGAGTATTTCACCGAAGATGAAAAAGAAGAGGAAAAAACATTTGCCGAAACTACAACATCAAATGGTGAAATGATTAAATGGGAAGGCGACCTTACAGTAGGTACACCCGTAATGTTGGTAACAGAAGAAAGCGACATCGTTGCATCGGAAGGCACTTACAATCTTCCTGAAATGAATTTAGTAATTATGGTCGATGCAAATGGACTTGTTTCTGAAATTGAGGAAGTGACCGAAGAGCCAACAGAAGAAGTAACTGAGGAAGTAATCGAGGAAATGGCAAAGCAATTTGCTAACCAACGTGAAACTTTTAAAAGTGAAATCAAATCTTTGAAAGCTACTATTGCTGAACAAGATAAAAAAATTGCTAACCTTTTTGAGTTAGTAACTGGAGAGAAAAAAACAACAACTAAAACAACAACCCCAACGGCTGATTGGAAAAAAATTAGCTTATCTAAAACTAAACAAAAATAAAAAAAAATGAAAGATTTATTTAAAGAAAAATTCAGCTACACCGCAGTCGATTTAGCTGATAACATTAACATCAATTCAGCGGAAGTAATTCCAGCATTAGTTGAAAATAACGACTTCCTATCAAGAGTAGTAATTCAAGATGGTGTGCCAGCTGATTCAACTTTTATCGTAAAATTATTCGATGTTGACCCTGAACTTCAAGAAATGACTAACTGCGGATTTGACGATGCGGGTACAGTTGCTTTTACTCAAGTTGAGTTGACTTCTAAAAGAGTAGGTATTGAATTATTTTTATGTAATAATTCATTGAATAACACTTGGGCGCAACTTTTACTTAGAAGCGGTGCAAAAGATTCTTTGGAATCATTGCCAATCGAACAACAAATGTTAGCTTTAACAAGATTGAAATTAGAGAAAAAAGTTCAAGACTTAATTTTCAAAGGTGACACTGGAAGCGGTAACTCTGAACTTGCTATGTTTAATGGATTGATTAAGAAATTTAAAAACGACCCTTTGATTCCAGCTTTTACAAATGCTGGTGCGGTTACTGCTTCAAACGCTTTTGCTATTTTCAAAGGTGTATCAAGAACAGTTGCGACTGAGGTTAGAGACAATGGGCTTGCAGGTGAGATTATTTGTTCACAAGTAGATTTCAATCACTTGGTTGATAACTTGTTAACTGATAACAACTATCACTATACTGCTGAAAGAATGGGAGAGGGTAATTCACAAACAATGATGTTGCCAGGCACTTCTGACACAGTCAGAGTTGTACCACAATTATCTACTGGAGAAATCTATTTTGTACCTTATTCTTATGTAATGGTTTCAACTAATTTAGAAGGAGATTTACAAGGTGTATTTGCTGATTATTTAATCAAAGAAAGAACATTAAGATTGTCTGCAATAATGGATATTGGAGTTAACTATGCAAGACCTCAGTACTTTGCTAAATACGATGAAGCATCATCTTAATTAAATAATAACCTTAAAAATATAACACTATGAGTTGTGAATTATTAAGCGGTTATACCAAGCCAAATTGTGCAAATAGAGCAGGATTAAAAAAACTCGCCATCATTAATACTGATGGTGTGGTTTTTTCTGTAACTAGCGGATTAGCTACGATAGCCACGCAAACGAAAACTGCATTTAACTTTGAATTAGATATTAATTCAGGATTTGCAAACCAAACACCAACGGGAACTAGAGACAATAATTCAGTAACTTTTGAGCAAGCGGTTATGGCTATGCTTAAAGCATCTGACATTGACACTGATTTACTTGTTCAAACATTAAGTAACGGTTATTTCAAAGTTATTGCAACTGACCGTAATGGTCGTAACAAAATCTTTGGATTGGAAAACGGTTTATTCCTAACTACACACGAGGGAGTGAGTGGTCAAGCAGGTGGGGATATGAATGGATACACGTTGAATTTTGCAGGTCAAGAGGATGCAATGGCACCTCATTTGTCAAACACTGATTTGGCGACTTTGTTAGCGTTCAATTCCTAATTGAAAAAATAAAATAAAAAGGGGCGGATGAATTAATATTTGTCCGCCTTTTTTTTGTAAATTTACAACCAAATGATACAAATAATTAAAGGTAGCGTTAATATAGTAGGTCTGCAAGTAATGGAGTTAGCAGTTAATTTTAATTACTTTTTTGTGTTTAGAGAATTACAAACGCAAATAGTAACAAAAGAATACTTAATACCAGAACTTACAACAGACCGTTACACACGCTTTGAAATTGAAGACCCTACCGATTTAGATTTACCAATAGGCGAATATGAATATAGGGTGTACGATGGTGATGGAAGTAGTACTGATGAAGCTAACTTCGATATATTAGAAATTGGTAAAATGATTGTGAAATGAGCAAAAAAGAAATACAAATATTTTCAAGACAAGTTGAAGTTCCTGAGTTCTTAGAAAATGACAGTCAAGAGTTAGTATGGTGGGGAAAAGATAATCTTATTCCTCAATGGTTAAACTATTTATATTACAGCTCAGCAGTTCATCAAGGTATTGTTAACGGTAAAGTTAACTTTGTTGTTGGTGGCGGTATCAAAGGTAACGAAGATTTAGTCAAAATGTTTGACCCGATATTGAAATACATTAGTGCTGATATTGAAATTAGTAATAGTGCTTATGTTAAAGCTATTTTTGACCCTAGCGGTCAAATAATTGGCAAGGTAAAACATATTCCTTTTGAATGGGTAAGGGTAACTAAAAGTGGAAAATATCAAGTGAGTGAGGATTGGACTAATAGCCAAGTCAAACCAATTACTTATGTAAGTATAAATGACCGTAAAGAAGAAATGGTTTGCATCATTCCATTTAAGGAACATGGTAGGCAATACAAGTTAGATCCAAACAAAAGAAAGGTATCATTAAACTACTATCCTCAGATTCCTTATAGCGGTTCGATTAAGTCTATTATGACTGATATTGAAATTAAGAATTATGAATTTAGCGAAGTTGTAAATAACTTCTCACTTGGTACTGTACTAAGTTTAAACAACGGTGCTTCACCAAATGAAGAGGATAGAAACAAAGTAAAAGATTACATCATTGATAGCGCAACGGGGTCAGATAACGCTGGCGGTGTTATGGTTGTTTTTAACAATGGTAAAGACACTGAGCCAACGGTACTACATTTAAACGGTAACCAATTACACGAACGATATTTATCTTTAGGAGAAAGTGTACAAAATAATATATTAAAAGGTCACGGGGTTGTTAGTGGTGAGTTGTTTGGTTTTACTCGAGATGGAAATTTCAATCAATCAAATTTAGATATTGCATTTCACTTGATGAATCAAACGTATTTCAAAATGAGACGTAATCAAATACTATCTATTATCGATGCGGTTGCAGATATTAATGGAATAATAAACGATGTAACCTTTGAGGAATTTATGATGCCAAGTGCTAAAGTTGAAACACCACGTTTTAAATTAAGCGAAGAAAATAAAGACGAAGAAATAATAAACGCTTTTGCTAGTTGTGGACGTGAACGAAATGGAAGCGAAGATATAATATTATTTGGTAATTATGATGAGGATTTATTTAAAAAAAACTTTGCTGAATTGAACGAAACTACTCAAAGAGTACTACAATTAATTAGCGAAGAAACTCCATTTGATGCGGTTATGGAAGCAACTGAAACGAGAGCAACCGAACTAGCAAAAATATACCAACGATTGACCGATTTAGGTTTAATTGAAATTGATGGAACGATTACTCAAAGCGGTAAGATTCAAGTCGCACGTCAAGACATTGCAAGAATAGAAACGGTTTATTCTTATGAAGTAAAACCAAGTTACGGTGCTGACATTATACCAACTACTAGACCCTTTTGTAAAAAGATGGTTGAGTTAAGTAGAACAAGATTTTGGACCATTGAAGACATTAATCGTATCTCAACTCAGTTTGGTATGGATGTATGGCGTTATCGTGGCGGTTGGTATCATAACCCACGTACTGATAAAAACGAGCCATCGTGCAGACACTATTGGAAACAAAATGTAATATTTAGATAACTATGGCAAACCCACTTATAACAGTTGCACAGATTAAAAACAAATCGTTAATCAATGGCAACGCAGATGCGCAAAAGTTAGGTATAATGATTGAGCGAAGTCAAGATCTATACCTGCGTGAAATATTAGGCAAACCATTCTTTGATTATTTGTTGGCTGCGACTACCTATACTACACCAGAACAAACATTGATTGATGAATATATCTTTAAATTCTTAATGGTACGTACTGAAATAGAAGCGTGCGTACATTTTAATTGGGATATTAGAAATAAGAGCGTAGGTGCAAGTAATGACCAATACGCACAAGCTGGTGATTGGGAGTCAATAGACAAATTAAAGAATGATTTAAACAAACAAGCATATCTTTACAGAAATATGTTAGTAGTGTATCTTAATGATAACCTTACTTCATTCCCATTGTATGAGCAAGTATGTGACGCACTTCAGGAACAAACATCATTCAGTCAAAATATTACATTTTCAAGAGCACGTCAATGAAAAATACCTATAAACTACACCAAAAAATTAAAGTTGCGTTAATTAAATTAAAGAAAGAGCAAGATGGAAAAAAGCCTAAAGCAGATAATATACGAAACCAGCGTACTAACTGATGCACACGTTCAGTTAAGGTCATTTTATTACGGTGATTTATTGGATATTATAAAGATAGGTACAATAGATTACGCTACTTGTTTTTTATCAATTAATAGTGCTTCAAACAATGCTAACTTTGAAACATTTAATTTAGAATTATTTGTATTCGATATATTAGCCTCAGACGATAGCAATAGAACTGATATAGAAAACACTACCAAAAGGATATTAAACGACCTTATAACGGTTATTAGATACTCTACAAGGTGGAATAACTTTAGCGAAGTACTGTCAGATGTAAGTGAGTTGAAATATTACGATAAATTACAAGATAGGTTGAGCGGTTGGGGTTGTACGATTCAATTAAAAGTTTATTCAAATGATTGTTTGGTAGGTTTGCCTATTGACGATTATGACTTTGATATGGCTGGCAATTTTGAAACAACGGTTTTAGCAATAGTAAAGAATACCGATAACGATATACTAGCCACGAAATTAGTAAGTGATAGTGATGATACTATAATTGTACCCAACATTACAATAACTGATAGTGATGGTTCTGAAATAGATTATCCAAGTGGTGTTAACTTTACTTGTTCGCCTGGAGGTGGTAGTGGTGATGTAGATATCAATGGAGTTAATGTTGGAACGTACACATCCCCGAATACATTTGAATTAGATGTAATAAACAACGGTAGTAATCAAATAGTTAGTTTAGTACGTAACGATTGGGTAATTGACAATTCAGAAGTTTTTATTAATACAATTCAAGTAGGTGATGTAGTTGCAGAAGATGACTTGAATATTAATGTTACTTTAGATGGTTTAAATAGTGGTACTTGGAATAGTGGCACTCAGACTTGGGAAGTTGTAAGTGACCCTTGCGCAGATGCAACCTATCAAATCGAAGACACAGACGATAATATTTTATATTCTGGTTCGATTGCAAGCGGTGGTAATTTAGAGCAAAAAATACAAAATACAACAGTAACAATATTAAGTACTACTTCACTCGCTTCTGC